TCCTATCAGTCGGCGTAAGACTTAACCATTTCGAGCACGATGCTGTACGTGTCGCCAGCGCTCGCGCCGATGGTCGTGAAGAGGATGTCGCCAGTCTTGCCAGCGCCCGCGTTGTTGGGGATCTGGATCCGCTTGCCGTGGTCGAAGGTGTACATTCCCGGGGCAAGGATCACAGCCGGAACGTCGGTGTCTGCGTCCCAGAGGAGCGACACGGACATGCCGTTGATCGAGGCATGGATGCGGTCCAGCGTCACGCCGTCGCAAGCCTTGCCGAACTGGCTCGGGTTGAGTGCCGAAACGTCGACCTTCAGCACAGCGGTTTCGCCGGTGCCGTCGGACACGTTGGTGAACTTCATAACGGCTTCGCGTTCACCGTCGAAAATGGTCTGGGATGTTACGGCGTCCGCCATTGCACTGTCCTCTTGCAATCAGGGGTGAGCCGCCCGAGATGCCCCCGGACCAAAAGCTCACCCCCTCATTACCACGCTTTAGCGTTCTTTGGCAACGGTGTTGCCAAGATGGCATCTTAGTGTTACCGTTCCTATTATGCGTAAAGGAAGATACCACATAGACTTAACTGGGCAGCGGTTTAACCGCTGGACAGTTTTAGCTTTTAACGGCGTCCTTAGCAATGGGCATGCTCAATTTTTATGTCGCTGTGATTGCGGAACGGAGCGTGTAGTCACCGCTGCAAGGCTTAAAAACGGAAACAGCAAATCCTGCGGCTGTTTGCGGCGAGAAAAGACCGCCGAAGCTTGCACGACCCACGGCCTAAGCAAACACAGATTGTTCTCTACGTGGAACGCCATGATGCACCGCTGCTATTCTCCCGCAAGCCCAGCGTTTCCTCGTTATGGAGGGAGAGGTATATTTGTAACCGAGCGGTGGCACGACGTGCGGGCTTTTATAAAAGACTTAGAGCCGAGTTATCAGGAACGTATGTCCCTCGACCGCATAGATAATAACGGCCCTTACAGCCCTGAAAATGTTAGGTGGGCTTCTGCTGAAACGCAAAGTCGAAACACCCGAAGAAACCGGATGCTTACTCATGAAGGCCGAACAATGACTTTATTTGAGTGGGCGTATGAGCTTGGCCTTAAACCGGGAACCCTGTGGAAGCGAATAGCTTCTGGTTGGTCGATAGAAGATGCGCTCACACGCCCACCAAACGGCAGGCCTTAGCCTACCTTTCCTTCGCGACGTAGATGAAATCGACGGTCATCGTCTTGGCTACTGCCTCACCGTTCTGCAGCGCGAAGCTGACAGTGCAGGTGGTGTCGGGCAGGTAGGCCGATGAAGCGTCGAGGGAGCCCACGACAGCGCCATTGACTTCGTACGCCACGTTGCCTTCGCCGTCATAGGCAAAGCCGAGGGTGATGAACGTGTCGTTAGCAAGGGTGGCAATCGACGAAGCCGAGGTCGACCCGGTCGTTGCGTTCTTCCGGCAGATAACCGACACAGCGGTCGAGCCATCAGCCTTGAGGAAGTACACACCGTCCGTCACGTCCAGCGGGCTGGTGTCAACGACCTGAAGGCCGAAGACCAGATCCGACTGGGTAGCGTCCGAGACCTTGAAGCGAGCGCGGAAGAACAGCTTCTTACCTGCAGTGAAGGTAAAGGCAGCCGGGTTCTTCTGCAGAGCAACGAGGTCGTCGTCAGCAGCCGTGTTGGTGACAAGAAGCAGACCACCGTCACCAGCAGTCAGGGCCTGAGTGGCACCGCTGTTGGTTTCGGTGACAGTCCAATCGCCAGCCGTGTACGTGTCGAAGTCGTCGAAAAAGGTGTGGAACTTGGTTGCGTCGAGTTGCCCCAGATCCGCAAACAGGTTCACGTCATTGACGTTGGTCACACCGTTCGGAAAGCGAGTTACGAGATTACCCATGGTGTCCTCCTAGAAAGGAAGACTGGGGGTAACATCCAGATTACGGATGCTACCCCCAGTCCGATTAGATACCCGGGGTACCGAACACGCCGCGCGGGTCGGTCCAGCCGAACGCGTAACGCTCGGTGGCCTTGTAGCGCATGCTGTCGGTCTCGAAGTCACCTTCCATGGACTTTTCAAGGCCGCGACGCATCGCGAGCTTGAGGCCTTCCGGCGCATCGGTCTGTACCCACCAAGCGGTGGTCGAGGTGATACGCGAGAGGTTGGCCTGTCCGTCGTCCAGAAGGCCCATCGAACGCACCGGGTTGATGTCGTTGTTGGCCGTACCGGCGCGCAGTGCCGACTTCAGCAGCACTTCAGCCTGAAACACGTTCGAAGGACCAGTTACGATCTTCTTCGGCGTCAGACGGATGCGCTTGCCGTTGTTGTCAACAGCGTTACGGATCTGGATGAGAAGCTGTTCCAGCGAGGTCTGCGAAAGGTTCGCAGCGGTGGACAGCTTGTTCGAGAAGGTGCCATTGGCAATCGGGTGATCGGTTGCGACCAGTTCCTTGCCGTCGCCGCCAACGTACGAAGCGTTGAAAGCGCGGTTCAGAATGTTCGCACCAAGGGTTTCCTTGGTTTCGATCAGCGACTGAGCAAGGTGACGTGCATAGGTCTGACCGATGCGGATGTGGTCACCGTCTTCAACCAGCACCTTGGTCAGGGCGAAAGCCAGACCATAGACGCGGTAGACGTAGCGCTGAATGAACAGCACGCCGCCTGATTGATAGGTGACCGGCATGCCGTCGGGCAGTTCCGGTGCAGCGCCAAAGCCGTACAGCACAGGCTCTTCGTGGTAGTTCCGGGGAATACCCTTGAACTCCTTGAAGACCTGCGACCATTCGTCTGCACGCTGGTCATAGATGCCGTTGAACTCTTCGTTCAGGATCGGCTCGACGATGGAGCGGAAATCAGTACTCCGCATTGGGGTAGCCATTGGTCAGCCCTCCTTAGTAGTCAGCTACGTCAGCGACGTTCTGGTGTTCAGAGATCTGAACCTGAACGATCACGTAGTTGTCGCCCCAAGCATTGTTCGCACCCGGCGTGATACCGATGACGCGAAGGCCTGCGTTGTTGGCGAGGGTGGAAACACCCAGCATCTGCGAGGAGAGGCCGGTGGTGGTGTTGCCCGAGGCAGCCGTGAAGTCATACTGACCACCGATGTCGGCAGCAGTCATGGCAGCGTTTGACTGGATTTCGTAGACGATGCTCGGATCCAGCGTAGCGTAGGCAACGATTTCAGTGGCGTTCGCCTGAGCGACCCACTTGTTGCTTACGCGACGACGACCGTCGCTGTCAGTCCATTCAACGCCTTGGAAGGTACCGATGAAACGGTCACCTGCGCCAGCGGCTTCAAGGTTGCCGTCAACAAGCTTGACGGGCTGGTTTTGGTAGATGGTCGACGAGTAGGTCGGATCGATCGAGTAGGCAGTGGGACGAACCACGCCACTCGGCGAGTAGACCGGACGAAGACCGAAGGGAGCCGAAGTCGAAGACATGGGCTATACTCCGTAAAGGGTTGCGTTAATTCCCGCTCAGCTAAAAATGCCTCGGCGGGAACCGTTTTCACGCATCTCCGATAGACCGTCACCCTCGTACATCGTACTGCCTGACCGCTCTGCCTGTTCGCGCATCATCTCCGCGACTTCGGCGAGTTTGTCTTCTTCCCTCAACGGTGCATCGTGGTGAGCTTCCTGCATGAACTTCAGATAGAGGCTCATGGGCAGCTTAAACGCGATCATCTCGTTGACCCCGATCATACCGGCATACTCGCCGGTCTTGATTGAGGCATGCTCCATCCCGGGAACTTCCTCCGCTTTGACTGGCTCGTAACCGAGCTGCATGCGGCGGTAGATGGGATCTCGCGGGTTTGTAGTGGTCAGCCAGCACATATGATAGCCCGGGATCTCCGGCAAATCAGGAAGTGCGTCGTTAAACAGTTGATTACGGAACATCTCCAGTCGATCGTCTTCGTTCAATTCGCGGTTCTCGGTGACCTGACGGTCCTGAGCGTGGCGCGTATTTTCACGGCGACCAACTACATCGAAGTCCTTCTTCAACCGTGCGTCTTCAGTACCTTGCGTCATGTTGTCTCACTCCTCTTTTAGCGAGCCGAACCATTGTCGTAGGCCTGATACGCTTTCAAATAGCGTTGGCGCTGGACAGGATCGTCCCATACGCCAGCCTCGATCATAGCTGCTTTACGCTCCGGTGTCACGTAGATTTCTTTCTTGGTGCTTACCGGGGCATGTTCACGGGTGTTGCCGGTGGGCGGACCCTTCCGGCGGGGCTTGCTCTGGGCCGGTGCCGCGCTGTCGTCGCCACCGTTAATTGCGTCGGCCACGCGGGCTGTCAGCTCTTCCCAGTACTCACGGGTCGCAGGGTTGTAGCCCTCGCTCGTAAGCTCATTGTCGATCGCGTTGGTCAGGGCGCTGTCGCGGTCCCGGCCAGTCGGATCGTACCACGGATTGGCCTGCATCCACTCACGCGAGTAGTTCAGGACCGCAGGGTCTGCCTGCGGCGTGCCAACCTGCTGGCGCACCTGCTCGAACTGCTCACGCGCTGCGTTGAGCTGCTGGGCCTGTGCGATCGCCGCGTCGCGGATACGCATGGCCGCCACGACGTCGTCGCCGTTACCAGCCTCGGTGGCCTTGGCGATGATCGTCTCAGCCTGTCGCACTTCAGCAATAGCCTGATCGAGCTTCTGCTGCAGGGTCTGGGCATTGGTATTGGCGGCGTAGTTCTCCGTGGCCGACACGCGCTGCGACAGCGCGGCAACGGTCTCGCGCAGCATCTGCAGCTCGCGCTGCGCCGCATCGCGTGCCCGCTTCTGCCGCTCGCGGCGCTTGGCCCGGCGATCGTGGTTCTTGTTGACAATGTCGTCTTCGCTGTCGTCCTCGCTTTCGGCAAGGCGGGCGTCCTCTTCGTCATCGTCGCTGTCGTCGTCAGCAACCTGCTGCGACTGATCTTCGTCTTCATTCTCTTCAGGTGGGGTCTCGACGGGGATCAACTCGTCGTCATCGTCTTGTTCAGTCATCAAATTGTCAGCCATGACCGGCTCCTTTCTAGCCTTATCGATTTACAGGAAGGCCTTCATCGCCAGCGGGTCGCCGGTGATCTTGCCTAGTAGATCGAGGTCGTTGAACAGACAGAAGAGGATCTCCTCTCCGTCCTCGATACGGACGGACCAGCGGTCCCCACCGTACTTGGGTGCGCGCACGTAGTCGCCGATGTTGACCCAGTTACCTTCGGGCCACGGCTCCATCGTGTTGCGGTTGTGGAAGGCGAGCGGTCCCATGGCAATGACCTTGGCAACCTGCGTGTTCCACATCTCCGTGTCGCGCGTCTCGCCAGCGAGGATGATGCCACCCTTCGTCTTGCTCTTGGCGCGGCGGATCTGGATCAGCACGCGGCTGCCAAAGGGCTGTATGCCCGGGTCCACTACGGGGAAGGCGTCAGCCTCGCCCTCGTACTGGAACTCTACCTTGTTTAGTTCATAGGCCTGCATATTCGCTCCTTTCTGCAGGTTAGAGGTCGAAGTCGCGCCGCTCTTTCTCGTCGATGAGTTCAAGCAACGCGGTCTTCGCTAGTTCAAGTCCGGCGTACATCCCAACTGCCTTCCCGTAGTGGAACTCGCCTTGCTGTGGCTTCTGCAGCGCCTCATGCGCGAGCTTGTTCTGCTCGACGTCGAGACGCTGCAGGAAGTCAGTTATTCTCATGCAGGCGTCTTCTTGCTGCCTGACACTTCGAACTTGGGCGACTGGCCCATCTTCAGAAGCTTGTGCAGGTTGGTGTTGTCTGCATTGATGCTGCCGGTTTCTTTGCCCTTGCTCAGGGACGCGTCGTTCTTGGCCATGTCGATCAGTCCTTCTTCTGGCCCATGGTCAGCAGGCGTGCGCGCTCGCTGGTGGCAGGGGCTTTGTTGACCACGGCCTCGATGACCGGGGTTAGGGTGAGCACCGCGTCTTCCGTGATCGTGATGATCTGGGCTGCTGGTTTGTCAGCGGCGGGCTGCGTTTTCTTTGGTGCTTTTGCCATGTGTAATTCCTTACGGCTGCGGATTGATCCCGGTGCCCGTGGACACCGCGAACTTCTCGCCGCTCAGCGCTTCCATCTCGGCAAGCGTCATGGCGGTCTCGTTGTCTGCTTGGTTCATCGCCATCTTGGCTTGGATCTCAGCGGCGGTGCGCTCGTCCTCGCGGTCCTGCTGCATGGCGATCTTGACCATGTCCTGCTGCGCCTTGAACTGCTCAAGTTGCATGTCGAGCTGTGCCATCTGCTGCTGCAGCTCGATCTTCTGCTGCTCAAGCGCTGCCTGCTGCTGCATGCGTGCCTGCTCCATCGCTGCAGACTGCTGCAACTTCTGGCCTTCGAGTTGCATACGCTGGCTGTCGATCTGCATACGCTGCTGCGCGGTCTGGGCCGCGACTTGGCTCGGATCCATCGGAGCGGGAGGCTGGTTCTGGGCGATGAACTGCTGCACCTGCGCAATGATCGGGGGCAAATCGGCGAAGACGTCACCAGCCGCCTCGCTGACCACGGTCGATGCCTCGGCCAACATGCGGTCAAATGCACGCAGGTCGGCGTCGCTGTGCTCTTCCTTGCCCAGCTCGTCGAAGTCGACGTCCACGTCGGCGTTGCTCTCAGCCAGATCCATGGTGGCGCGCATGTACCACAAGGCGACGTGCTCCTTGAGGTGGTTGATGATGCCCGGCATGAACGTCTGCGCAAAGAGCGGCCCGCCACCCAGCATCGGGTTGAGCAGGAAGCCGAGGTGCGTCTTCAGGTGCGCGATGTGGTCCTGCTTGGGGAAGGCCACGATGGGGCGGCCCAGAGCTGCTGCTACGTTCTCGCTGACGGCGTTCTGCTCTTCCGGCTCCACTGCCGGGTTGAGCAGCTCTTCCCAGTCGGGGATCTTCAGCGTTTCGAGGATGCGCTCCTCGACCTTGCGCTGGTTGTATATCTGCGGCATCGCCGCAGAGCGCTGCGACACGGCTTGGATCTGGGCGAAGCGCTGCGCCTCGCTGAAGATGTTCGGGTCGCTGACCGGCACCACGTCGAGCGGGCCTTCGAAGTCCTCGCGCGTCGCCAGTTCCTCGCCCGCTTCCTTCTCTAGACGCTCGTCGTCGAGGTTCATCGCGTTCAGGCGATGCAGGATGCGCAGCATGCGCGCCATGGCGTCGTGCAGGCGGCCATGGATCGATGAGTAGACGACCAGACCCTGCTCGATGTTGGCGAGCGTCGTGCCCACCGGAGCGTTCGGGTTCTGATCGGCGATGTTGTCCATCGACGTGCGCACGACCTGCTTACCCGCGTCGACCAAGAAGCCGAGGAGCTGGAACAGCACCGGGTTGGGCGGGTTGTAAGGCATCGGCATGAAGATCTTGCGGATGTCGTCGACGTTCAGGCCGCCCTCGATCTCGCGGATCTCGCCCGGCACCGGGGCTTCAGACTGGCCGCCGATCTTCGCGCCCTTGAGCTTGAGGCCTGCGGGCGTGTTGCTGATGTGCGCAGCGTCGAGCAGTGCGCGCAGCGAGCCGGTGGCAGCAGCGCTCAGGCCGCCAATCATGTGCGGCAGGCCGATCGGGTATGCGCCGCGCCACGGGATGAAGGGGTATTCGACGAACCACTGCAGCTCTTCCTGCGTGTCGTCGTCCTCGTCCCAGTTGCGATAAATCGCAAGCACCTTGCCGGTCGGCTTGTCGATCGTGATGATGTATGGAGCCGCGCCCACTTCCTCGCCGATGTCGGCGATGGCGTAGATCTCGTAGACCGTGCGCAGGCCGTCCTCGTTGTACGAAGACTGGTCGCGCCCCTCGATCTTGTCGTTCGCCTTGCCCGCACCGGACAGCTCGGGCTCCATGCCCACGGGGGCAAGGTCGACGTCGCGATACATGCCAGACTTTACGCGCTCCTCGTAGTCGAGCTGCGTCAGGTACTGGACGTGCGTCTTGCGCTGCGCCGTGTAGAAGTTGGTGGCCGCGTAGGGCAGGTACATGTCGTCGATCGCGACGAACAGGAAGTTCGGGCGGTTGCGTCGCTCGTCCCAGCCCAGCTTGAGGTATTGCGCGCCGCCCAGCGGCACCTGCGTCATGAGCTGCTCCAGCTCAGCGCGGACCTCGGGGCACTGCACCGTCATCTGCCAGTTGAGCAGGTTGGTCTTGCGCTTGGCCTTGGCGATCTTCTTTGCGTCGGGGTTGTTGCCCGGGATGAAGTCCTTGGCCGGGCCGCCTGCGGGGAAGATTTCCTTCATCGCACGCGCCGCGAAGTCGACGCACGCCTCGGTCAGCATCGGGTGCACGACCTTGCTCGCGCCGCTGAACTGCGCACCGCCCGGTGCGTCATCGCCCAGACCAGTGCGACGCAGGCCTTCCTCGTATTGCTCGTCGCGCTTCTTGCGCGCTTCCTTGTCCTTGCTGACCATGTCGAGGAAGCGGCTGGAGATGGTGGACAGTTCCGGCTCGGTCATCGTCTCGGCGAGGTTGGCGTAGAACTCGCCCTGCCCTTCAGGCTGCTCCTCGTCCTCGAAGCGGACGATCGCGCCGCCGTCCTCGGTGTCCTCAACGTCATCGCTGGCCGCGTCGACCTCGATGTATTCGCCTTCTGGCATCTCGTCTTCGTCCATGGGTCCGTCCTTCACGCGGCGTACGGGTTGGCCCCGCCGAACTTAGGCGGCGGTGCGATGATCGGTGTGTCTTTTATCAGCTTGATGAGGCCTTTGTCCATGCACAGCCTCATCGCCTGTGTCGTCTGGTCGACGTGGTCGTCGTGCTTGATGCTTCCCTCGCCCGTAAACGAGCAGAGCTGCGTCACGACGGGGTCGCACCAAGTGCGCGGCCTGCCTGCATTTTTCTCGCTCTCGGGGAGCCAGACGCGCTTCTGCGCGAAGATCGGGCTGACGATGTGCAGGCGGCTCAGCTTGTCCGCCCGGCCCGGGTTGTAGGCGTATGCCTCGATGCCGCTCTCGGCCAGCATCTGGCGCAGGCTGATGCCGCTGCCCTTGTCCTCGATCAGCAGGATGTCGGGCTTACGTCCGCTGGTCATCGGCTTGGCGCTGCCGAAGAGCGGCTTGATCAGGGCGGTGTCGTCGTCCTCGCCGTATGGCGTGTTCAGCTCGCGTTTCACGCGACGCATGAGCTCGGGCAAGCCGAGGTGGTCTTCCCAGCAGTCGAGCAGCATGACGTTGCTGCGCTTCTCGTGCGTGAATACGCCCCATACGCCGCACGCCGTCGGATCCGGGTCGCCCTTCTTGTCGATCGACTTCTCGGTGTAGGCCGTGTCGAGTGACATGATGATCCAGTCGAACTTGGGCAGCGGGTTCTTCGCGGGCCAGAGCCTGAACCAGCTCCGCCTGATGATGCCGCTTTCTTCCGGGTCGATCAGTTCGCCATACAGCTCCTGCCTGCCCAGCGTCGTGCCCTCGTATTGCTCAAGCTGCTTGAAGAAGCTGTCCGGCAGGTTGGCCTTGTTGTCGAAGGTCGAGCCGCGCACGATGATGCGCCCCGGCGCGGGGACACTGAGCTTGCGGATCATCTCCTTCGGCTTGGGCGTCGTCGTCCACAGCACCTGCGGCTTGTCGCCCAGACGCATGCCGAACATCGCCATGTCCCAAGTGTCCTGATCATACTGCCACGCGGCCAGCTCGTCGAACCAGCCACGGCAGTGCTGCGGCCCGCGCAGACGCTCTGGCTTCTCTGCGGTGAAGCCGCGTATCGTGCTGACACCGCCCGCGACGTTGCGCATGCGGATGAGGATGTCTGACTTGTTGTATTCTACCAGTAGCTCGGGCGGCAGGACGGACAGGATGCCGCTCTCGCCCTCGAAGCAGGTGAACTTGACGTCCTGATAGGTCGGGGCGATGACGCAGCTATCGAAGCCGCTCGGATCCTCGTACACTTCGCGGCAGATCCACTCGGCACCGACGCGCGTCTTGCCGAAGCCGCGACCGGCGAGGATGCCACACTCTGTCCAGTCACCCTTGGGTATCTTCTGCGTCTTGCGCGCCGTGTCACGCCAGCGCCGCTGCCAGTCCAGATGGACGCGCTGCTCAGGCGTGAGACGTTCAAGGAGGGCAGCGGCTTCGGTCATATGCTGTCGAAGGGCAACTGCAGAAGGGCTTGGTGCGCCGCGCCGAAGAGGAAGGCGGTCGCGTGCATGCCGCACTGCTTGCCGCCCGAGAAGGTATCGATGCCGTACTCTGACGCGCTGACGACGGCGATGGCGTCGATCTCGCCGTACTCGCCTGCCTCGATCGCGTCGGCCAGATTGCGCAGCATCTTGACCGGATCCTTGTAGGCTGGCGGGTTGATCTCGCCGACAACTTTCAGGTCTGCCGTCATCCACCCTTCCTGTAGAGGCTAAGCGCGTCGCGCAGTTGCAGATTGGTCTCGCGGATCTTGTCGTAGCGATCGTTCGCGTCGTGCAGCGCGCGATCGAGCGCACGCACTTCGCGTTCCAGCTCGTGGATCCGACGCCATGGGCCGAGCGGTGCGCGCCAGTTGACGCCGTGCGGCAGGGAGAAGTGCACGCGGCGCGTGTGCCTGTTCCAGCTTATGTACCAACTGAACCACGGCGTGCGCAGGATCGCGCCCTTAGCCTTCGGCTCCCACATGACGTTGAGCCCGGTGCGAACCAGCTCCGCTTCTTTGCGGCGATAGATCACAGGATGTCCTTTGCGTCGTCGATCGGAGGCAGCTCGACCTCCTCGCCGCGTATGGCCTTGGCGAGGGCCAGCGTCAGGGCGACCTTGTCGACGTTGCTGTCGACCTTGAGCGTCTCGCCCTCTTTGTTGCCGACGTCGACCGTCTGCTTGTCGCCGTACTTCTTCGGCGACCACTTGGCGAGGAGCTTCAAGCGTGTCTCGACCTGCAACTTGCTGCGCTGGATGTATTCGCCCTGCGCAGGCACGCTGTCGACATTTTGCAAAATGTCCTCGGCGATGGCGTCGAAGCCAATGTCGCGCGCACGCGCGAACCGTGCAGCGAACTCCTCGTCGGCCTCCAACCAATCATACACAGTGCGCCAATTCGGCATGCCATCACGCCTGCACACCTCGCGCAGAGGCACGCCGTTGGCAACGCCGTCGATGATCTCTTCGATGATCTCTGGGGTTCTCTTCGTAGCCCTTCGGGCCATGGCTGCTTGCTCCGTAAACGTGACAGGGCTTCCAGTGTCACGAGACAAGATACGCTCGATCGGGGCGAAGCGCAAGGGCATCCGGTTCGAGGGGGTTCCAACAAGCAACTTGCAATTTTTTACAAATACCTCCTGATACCGACCAGACAGCCGGACAGACAACCACCCCTCCCCTTTAGGGGGAGGGGGGTGGTGTCCATGTCCTTGTCCGACTACAGCGCGAGGAGCGTGTCTCCCTCCACCGCGATGACCGCAGCCTCCTGTAAGTTTTCTTTCGCCCGCTTGTACGCCCGCGCTACGCTCTCTGGCTTTATGCCCTCATTCGAATTGTGCGCCGCGAACATCTTGCGGAGCGTCTCGTCTTCACAGCGACCGCCCTCATCCTCCAGTAGGGTCAAAAGCACACCAGCCTTGCCCTCCGCCAGCTCAGCGATCTTCGCGGCCTTGGTCCCGTCCTTGGCGACCAGCGTAGTGATAGGCTTGCCGTACGCGTCAACGTAATCACCCAGCACCTTTGGGGTCAGCTCAATCGTGAGCGGCTCGCTCTCGATCCCGTCCTTCACTTTGCGGTGATAAACCGTGGCACGGTTCGTTGAAGCATTGCGGACCACCTCAATCTGGCTGTCCACATCGTTTAGTTTGGCAACGCTGCCCATGTAGCTCCCTCCCGCCTTCGTGGCGTGGTCCACAACCAGAAAAGACAAGCGCCAGTCGCTGCTCGCTTGCGCGTCCTCGATCATGTCTCTAAGCCCTTTGATGTACGCGCTGACATTGGCCTTGTCGTCGCCCCCGGACGTCTGTGAGTAAGTATCGACAACCACCAGTACCGCCTGCGCCCCGCCGTCATCGAAGCTATCGTCTGGCGTGTAAGCCGAGAAGGCGCCTGTGAACACGGCGTCCTCCTCCACATCGCCGTACTCAGCATCCCCGAAAATGTTACCCACAAGGCCCTGAAGGATGCCCCTCAGACGTATCTGCCCCAGACGTGTGTCGAGCATAGGCCGCTCGGTCGCAACACACAGCGCGCCCGCCTTGCCTGCAGTCATTTCAGCCCCCGCACGTCGCGCGTGCAGCGACATGCCACCTTCCGCTCCAACATACACCACCATACATTGCTCAGTCTTGCGGCCCATCCAGTCCGAGCCAGTAGACGCCGCAGCCGCGATTGACATCGCCACGAATGTCTTGAAACTCATCGAAGCGCCGTACATCCACGTCACGCCGCGATCCGGGATCAAACCCTCCACGATGTCGTACCTCTCATGCGCCGAGGCCAGCACTTCTGCGGGGTTGAGCCAAACCTTACTACCTGTCCACATGCCAATTCTCCTCATTTGACAGACAGCCTATATAGGAAGTGTCTGTCCACCGCAAGTAGCAGGTTTGGATAGACATCAGGGGTTGTCAGAAATGCCTTGTCTGTCTTTCCCCACACCACATGCGCTTTTTTGCATTTAGGGGGTTGCAATGCCTGATTGCAATGCTATGTAGAGGTCATCAACAACGCACTTACGGAGTAACTGACATGACCTACATCGTCCGCACCTACCGCATCGACACCGGCGAGCACGTCGCCCACCTCGACCGCACCTTCACCACCGAAGCAGAGGCGCAGGCCCACGCGCTGGCCGCCAACTGCAAGGCGCACACCCCGTTCTTCTCGACCGCGAGGGAGGCCTGAGCCATGACCATCACCTACCGCGACTGGACCATCGAATGGTGCCCCTATCAGGGCGGCTACGAGGCCGTCTCGCCCAACTACGAGCCGGTCTGGCTCGGCAAGGAGGACGGCTGGCTGGACGGCGACCGCTTCACCGTCGACACGCTGGAGCAGGCCTATGCCGAGATCGACGATCGGATCCGGGAGGAGGCCGAGTATCAGGCCGACTGCGCCGGTGACGCGGAGCACGAGCGCCGCCGCCACGAGGAGGACTGAGACCATGAACGACCTTGTCAATCCAGTGCTCAACATCAACGGCACGCCCGGCAGCGATCTGATCGACCACCGCATGAACGCACGCGTCCTGCTTGAGAACCTGATCTTCGAGCTGCAGCGCATCGCGCCCAACGGCAGGGACTACCCCGGCGACACTGATCGCCTTGAGCACGACCGTGCCGTCCACTTCCGCAGGCTGGGCGCGCTGCGCACCCTGCACGACGACCTGACCAAGGAGGCCCTCGCCCTCCACCGCCAGATGCAAGGAGAGCAAGAACATGACCCAACAAGAACTGTACGCCGACGCTATGATGGACGAACGGAAGAAATAGGGTATTGCAATGCTGCGTTGCATATGCGAGAAGGCGTCATCAGCAACGCATACGGAGTACCTGATATGACCAACAAAACCACCATCAAGCAGGCCCAGCGCGCAATCAACGAAGCGCGCATCCCGCTGGAGCTGGTGCGTGGCGACGGCTACCATTACTTCATCTACGACGTACCGGCAGACAACATCTACGAAACGGTGTCGATCTACGTCCCCTACGCCAATGCCTACTCGGTGTCCGAGTGGGTCGATCAGGCAGAGTACGTCCTCGACCACCTTAAGAAGGTTCTGGGCGACCGCGCCTACTACGAGGAGCATTAAGCGTGAGCAGCTACACAGAAGTCATCAAGGAGGCTGCGCGGGTCTTCAAGATCCTGCCCCATGAGATCGCAGGCAAGTACAAGAACCGCTACATCCTGCCCGCACGCTTCGCCGTCTACGCGGCCCTGCACGAGCGCGGCAACAGTCTGAGCCAAGTGGGGCGCTGGCTGAAGCGAGACCACACCACCATCCGCAATGGCCTGCATCAGGCGCGCGAGCTGATGGCTAAGGACAAGGCGTACAAGGCCAAGGTCGACGCCCTGATCGCGTACGACTGGACGAAGGAGGACTGAGCGATGACTGACAAGCAAACACCGCCCGACTGGGCTTTTGAGCGGGCTTGTAGCTGGGTTGGGCGCAAACCACACCACGTCCGTTCTATGGCCGTCGATAACCCTGAGCGCCGCGCCATCAGCGCCCTCTGCGACATGATCGAACGCTACGAGCAACCGCCGCAGGATCGCAAGCTGCTGTGTGCGCGGGAGGCGTTGAGAGAGGCGTCTGAAGTGGCCAATTGGGGCGGCGTAATACCAGACGTCCACAACTGCATCCGCGCCATCGAACTCTGGGAACAAGGATACGGCCAATGAAATACCCCGAAGAACTGCTGGCCGAACGGGTCAAGGAACTGGAAGCCGAGAACGAGCGGCTGGCTCGTGCGTGGCGGAATAAACACGCCAATCAGGTTCGTGAAGCGAAAAGCCATAGAGAATACTTCGACAAGTCGCAGCGACGAATACACGAACTGGTGGCTCAGGTCCAAGCACAGGCTGCACCATGCCTTTTGGGATTGCATCCAAGCGTATGCAGTCAACCTCGCGGTCTATGCCTACCGCAAGAAGAAGGAACCCACCCCATGACCAACGAAGCGATAGAGGCCGCTGCGAGAGACGTAGCCCGCTTGCGCCGAGAACTGGACATAACTAACGCAGACCACATTGCCCTTTGGATCGAGGCAAACACCATACTGGACGAACCTATGAACCAGTGCGCTAGTTGGTTGGCCTGCCGTATCGTTGAGGCGCATGAGGCCGCAGCCATCGCGCTGATGGAGGAAGGCGCTAGGCTGGCACTGGAGGCGGCACGGGAAGAATGGACTGATAGCTGGACTATATTTGATTGCCGTATCCGCGCCCTAGACCCCGCCGCCATCGTGAAAGGAGCAGGCCATGACCGTGACTGACTGGCAACCGATTAAGACAGCGCCGAAGGATTGGACAGACGTTCTGGTTTTTTCGCCAGAGCATGAGGGGTTCAACTGTGGCGGTGTGTTTTCAGCATTCTTCGATGAAACCAGTAGGAGTTGGCTAACACACGCACCGGGGCATAACATGCTACTCAAGCCAACCCACTGGATGCCCCTCCCCTCACCACCGGAGGCTAAGCCATGACCGTGACTGACGAGGATCGGAAGGCGGCGCGAGCTGTTTGGATACAGGCTGCGTTCGACTATGGCGGTCAGAGCATACCCGGCGAAGGTGAAGAACGCGCTGCAAGGGTAATCGCTGACTTTATAGCCGACACCCGCCAAGCCGCCTACGCCGCAGGGCTGGAACGTGCGGCGGTGATACTCGAAGAAGATGCCAAGCTATGCGACTGTTTTGCCCGTGCGGAAGGCGAATGCGCTTGCGGCGCTTGGGATGATTACAAGACCGCTCCTATAGAGCGCATGGTCGATCTAATCCGCGCAGAGAAGGATAAGCCATGACCGAGGATAAGCTGCTTGAGTTTGCCAGCGCGCGCGCCGCACTGCTGAACCTTAGTTCTGCATGGGGATCAGACGAAGATGGCGTTCTATTGATCCAGCTAATCTCCCGCATCGAAGCCCTGACTGCCGAGGTGGCTAGGCTGCGGGAGGCGCTAAAGGAACTAGACTGGTGTGCGCCAGAGAAGGCATCGGACCTACTCCGTGCAGCCCTCGCAGCCCGTGGGCTAACCATCACTGAAACCAAGGAGTAAAAGCTAATGACTGACATTGTGACCATCAACGGCGTTGATTACGCGCCTATCGCTAACCGCCCGACAGGAACCCGCGCCGTTGTCGTGGTGGATCGTGGCTGGATTTTCGCTGGTGACGTGACCCGCGAGAATGGGCGCATCCGCCTGTCGAACGCACTGCACGTATTCAAGTGGGAGAGTATCGGCTTCGCGGGCATGATTGCTGACCCGAAGAAGGCGAAGGCCGACCTGCGCAAAATCGCTGACGTTGATATGCCAGTAGGTGCAGAAGTGTTCTGTGTCCCGGTAGACGACAAGTGGGGTCTGTGATGGTCCCCACTATCTTTGTGCCTGTGGGCTACGGCTACGGCAACGGCTACGGCAACGGCGACGGCGACGGCTACGGCTACGGCTACGGCAACGGCTACGGCAACGGCAACGGCTACGGCGACGGCTACGGCAACGGCTACGGCTACGGCTACGGCTACGGCAACGGCTACGGCGACGGCAACGGCGACGGCTACGGCTACGGCTACGGCTACGGCTACGGCTACGGCGACGGCACAGTTAGCAATTCGCTAGGGCTTGTCGGTGCAGCCCGTGGGTCGCAGATTGTCGAGGTGGGCCATGACTGACGAAGCAAAGGCGCTGGTGGAGCGGCTGCGGTGGAGCCACTGGTATTACGAGGATGCCGGTAAAAACACATCATACACCAGTGAAGCCCCACTTGAAGCCGCAGACCTAATCGAAACCCAAGCCCGCGAGATCGAGCGGCTACGGAAGGCGTTGGACTGGATGGGATATACCGAACCCGGCGTGGTTGATGCTATTCGTATGCGCGTTGCCCGCACAGTCTTTGGAGAACAGCCATGAGTGACAAGCTGATCGAAGCGATGGCGCGGGCGATGGAAAACGCCATAGGTGAAAGTCTGATTGGCAGTGAGTTTCTAGCCACCGCCGCGCTCAAAGCCCTGCGTGATACGCTGGAGCCGGTGTTCTATGTCGTGAAGGAAGAGGATGGCCCTGTCACAAGCTACATCGTGAGTGATGACAAAGAGGTTCCGCCATATGCCGAATGTGCCCCCCCCTCTACGCGCTGCCGGAGGTGAAGCTATGAGCCTGTCCTATATCGCTAAAGCCTACGGTGTCCCAGCGAAGCGTGGTCAGCGGGTCCGCTATACTGGCGACAAGGGGCCAAAGGCCCAGCCACGCGAGGGCACGATCACCGCAGCCGAAGGGGCGCATCTGCGCATCCGCATGGATGGTGACAGCTTTTCGCAACCGTATCACCCAACTTGGGAACTTGAATACATTACCGATCAAATTGTGAAGGCCGTTAAGCCATGACCAGTGAAGTCACTTGCTCTTGGCCCGAAGGGTATTGCCAGCACTGGGCCAAGCAACAGTCGAAACCCGATCCGTTTGGTCGCGTATGGATGCACTGCGAGGAAGGGTTGAACATGAGTAACGCCAGCCTAGCGCGGTTCATGAAGTTCTGCCTGACACGTAACGTCGAGATTGGAAGCGTTAACGCCTTTCAGCCCTCTTATCGGCTGTCAGCAGTAATGGCAGCCGTTCGCCTTAAGCCAGAACAGTTTGAAGCGTTTGAGCGCGAGACAGGTGGAAAGCTACGTGAGCCTCCGAAGATAACCCTTAATTCTGGAGACAGCCATGACCAGTGAACTACGCCCTGCGGCCTTGGTAGCGCATGAGGTCTGCGAAGAAATGGAGGAATACGGACCAACATTCGCAGAGCGTGTAATCGAAGCCGACCGTGAAGCCGTCCGCGCCGAGCAAGCTGCCGAGGTGGCTGACTACTTGAAGGAAGGGGAAAGCGTATGACAGAGGAAGAACTGCATGCCGAGGCACACGCGAACGCAGAGTTCGAGATAGGCCAGATCCTGCGCACGACCTTCAGCTCTGGCCGACGTAGCTGCCGCGCCGACGTCCTGATCAACCTGCTGTCGGAAGAACTCATGGCCATGGATGACGTCGAGGATGTAGGAGACGTAGTCTATGCCATGACCGAACTGGTGCTGGCCCGCGCAGAGCAGGATAGCGCCATATTCGACACGCAGGGCAACGCCTGAGCCTATCTTCATTTTACCTATTGCAATGCTGCATTGCATGATCTAAGGGACATCCATCAGCAACGGAGACCCAACATGATCAACCCTGAAAACACCGTCCGCCAGATCAATCACGCCATCAAGGCCCGGACTGACCGCGACATCGTCGTGGGTTGGTATGATGACGGTGATGACGGCAGCGTCGCGTACTACGTGTGTGCAGACGGCGACGACACCAACCTCTACGTGTGGGAGGATGCGACCGGCTTCGAAATCGTCGAGGACGCTGGCCGCTCGTTCGTTTCCCGCACCACGGCCAAGACGTACGAGGGCATCGCCGACAAGCTTATCGAAACTGTCAGCTAACAGGGAGAAGACACATGAGCATTTTCAACCCGTGGAAAGCCGCGCGCATCGCAGAGCAGGAAGTTGCCCGTCTGCGTGACATCCTTGCCGAACGCGACGAGACCGAGAGCAATCTGCGCCGCACCATCAGCGAGCTGGAGCTGCGCTTCCGTTTGGCCGACGCCAACCGCAAGGAGCTGTTGATCACTTTGGCCAGCGCGCACTTCCGCAATCCGAAGACTGGCCGTCTGGGCCGCAAGGGGGAGCGTTTCAAATGAGCCGTGAAGAAAAGATCAGCGCACGCGCACGCAGGTTGTTTGCCAAGCGCGAGAAGTTAGAAAAGCAGATCCGCGAGATTGATGCGGAACTGATCAAGGCACGCGCCGAGTACCGCGTCGAGACGAAGGTGTTCGTCAACGACATGGTCCGGTTCCGCAACGCAGTACACCAGATTAAGGTAGCAGCATGAGCACGAAAGAAGAACGTATCGCCGCCCTTGACCTCGCCATCGAGCGAGGGGGCGGCATCGTCCGCTTCACCAAGGCAATGGGCGTTACGCACCAAGCAATCTACGCATGGCGCAAGCGCGGCTGGGTGCCGCCTGAGCGCGCAGTGGCGATCGAGGCCGTCTTTGGTATCGACCGCACCCAACTTATGAACCCTGACATCGTGCGTGCTTTCAGCGCACCTGCAGGAAAGTAGACGTGCGCTACGGATCCGTATGCAGCGGCATCGAGGCCGCCACCGCCGCTTGGCATCACATGGGTTGGGAGCCTGCCTTCTTTTCTGAGATTGAGAAGTTCCCCCGGGCTGTGCTTGAGCACCACTATCCCGAAGTCCCGCTGCACGGCGACTTCACAACCATTGAGCAGAACCAGTATGGAAAAATCGATCTCCTCGTCGGCGGAACCCCTTGCCAATCCTTCAGTGTCGCAGGTCTCCGAGGTGGATTGGATGACGACCGTGGTAACCTCGCCCTTGAGTTTTGCCGACTTGCTCAGCGCGAACGGCCTCGTTGGATCGTCTGGGAAAACGTCCCCGGTGTCTTGTCATCGAGCGGAGGACGGGACTTTGGTTCCATCCTCGGGGCGTTGGAAGACCTCGGGTATGGCCTCGCCTACCGAGTGCTTGACGCTCAGTACTTCGGAGTGGCCCAGCGACGCCGCCGTGTGTTCGTTGTCGGATACCTTGGAGACTGGCGCTGTGCCGCAGCGGTTCTTTTTGAGCGCCACAGCATGTCAGGGCATGCTGCGCCGAGCCGCAAAGCGCGGCAAGACGCTCCCGGAGGCGCTGCATCGGGCGTTGAAGAGCGTGGTGGATGCGGACGGGAGCGATCTGCTGTAGAGACATACGAGTGCCAAGGGATCGACGCTAGCAAGTTCGGCCAGCACGTCAACGGCGGCTGCCCTAATTTCGTTCCTGCGCACGCAAAATGCTTGACAGCGGGTACAGGCCAGCGGTTCGACACCGGCACCGACACCTTTATCGCTACGTTTGACGGCGCTGAGACTGCTAGAACGCTTACGCGCCGGTACGATAGTAGCCCGTGCCACGACCGCGGGCCGGATGTGGTGGCGTTTACGCAGAACACGCGCGATGAGGTGCGCTACATCAATGGCTCGCTGTTCGCCTTCAGCAGCAAGGACTACGGCGCGGATGCCACCGAGGACTGTAGCCCTACGCTGCGCGCAGGTGGCTCCACCAACAGCCACCAGAACGGCGGCGTGATGCCAGCGGTGGCGTTCACCGCGCCGACGCTTACCGCCCGTTGCGATAGTAGCCCCTGTGTGGATCGCGGCCCAGACGTAGTGGCGTTCGGTGTTGGGGAAAGCCCAGACGTGGCGCATTGCCTTCGCTCTGGTGCCAGCCGCGCAGATAAGCATGAAAGTTCCACCTACGTTGCTTCATTAGCCGTGGCCGTCCGCTACGGCGAGCATCAGCAAGACACCTTGCATAGCGAAAATGGCATCTTGAACACGCTACCGGGGGGCAACAACAACAACGCAGCGCATTACACCAAAACAGCTATAGGCTCCACCGTCCGCCGCCTTACACCAGTGGAGTGCGAACGGCTGCAAGGCTTTCCTGACAACTTCACCGCCATCCCGTGGAAGAAAAAGGGACCAGAGGCGTGCCCGGACGGCCCGCGCTACAAGGCGCTTGGCAATTCGATGGCCGTTCCAGTCATGCGCTGGATTGGCGAGCGCATCCAGATGGTCGATGACCTGATCTCGCTGCTGTGACAGAGGACAACGATATGGATAACGTCCGTTCAATCGGACCTGCCGTTCCGGCGATCGCGCCCGCCCTTCATGCGGTGCGCGTGCCGGAGCCGCTGCGCGACATTCCGGGGTGGCTGGTCTGGCGCTTTGAGCAGTTTGTCGGCGAGGCCAAGCCGCGCAAGATACCATACTGGGCTGACGGCACCCGCCGCCACGGCACGCAGGGAGGGCCGCAGGACCGCAACCGCCTGACCACCTTCGTGGCAGCGCGTGACGCTGCGGTGCGCATGGGCTTCGATGGCGTGGGCTTCGCCCCGCTGCCGGGCTGCGGCTACACGTTCCTCGACTTCGACCACTGCGTCGACGTGCATGGCAACATCCCTCCTGAAGTCGAGAAGATCGTCAGTCGGACCTACGCCGAGTATTCGCCGAGCGGTAAGGGCATTCGCGCCGTGCTGAGGGGCGATCTCGGCAACCACAAGAAGCACGCCACGCCTGACCAGTTCGGCACGGAGACGTTCAGCTCTACCGGCTTTGTGACCTTCACCGGCAACATCCTGCCGAGCTGCGAGGTGCTCGGCTACGAGGACCGCGTCGCCGAGGTTGACAGCTACACCCGCGACTTTTGCCAGAGCTGCTTCGGCGCGACAGCCGGGCCATCCATCGACCCGGACGACTTCATGGCTGGACGTGAGCCCAAGCTGGGCCTGAGCGTCAGCGAGATCGAGCACTACCTTAGCTACCTCGACCCAAGCATGGGCCGCGAGCCGTGGCTGCGCGTGGGCATGGCCCTGCACCACGAGACAGAGGGTGACGACACCGGCTTCGAGCTGTGGGACGAATGGTCATCAGAGGGTGACACGTACCCCGGCACCGAGGCCTTGCGCTATCAGTGGGAGAGCCTGAAGCCTGCACCGGGTAAGCGTCAGGTCACCATGGCCAGTGTGATCAAGATGGCCAACGAGGCGGGCTACCGCCCCAGTGAGGCAGCCAGCAAGGAAGAGGTGCTTGCCAAGGCCGAGGCAATCATGGCTGAGCTGCCGAAGAAGAGTGTTGGCCGCTTCGGCCCGGTGCCGATCTACGACCTGACGCAGCGCGAGCCAATGAGCTGGCTGATCAAGGGCGTGCTGCCCAAAGCGCAACTGGGCATTCTATTCGGTGCGTCGGGCAGCGGCAAGACTTTTGTCGCTCTGGATCTGGCCTTCGCGATCGCACGCGGCACACCATGGCGTGAGCGCCGCACCAAGCAGGGTCTGGTCGTGACGATCTCCGCAGAAGGCGGAAGCGGCATCGGCAAGCGCGGCGAGGCCTATGCGCAGCACCACGGCTTCGACCTGCGCGGCGTAAGCAACATGCAGGTGATCACCGCAGCGCCAAACTTCCTCGACAACGATGACATCTCCGAAGTGATTGCCGAGATCAAGAACATCGGCGACGCGTCAGTCATCGTGATCGACACACTGGCGCAGGTGTCGCCCGGCGCGAACGAGAACACGTCCGAGGACATGGGCCGCGTGCTGGCCAGCATCCGCCTGCTGCAGGAAGCAACCGGCGCAATGATCCTGCTTGTCCACCATGCCGGTAAGGATCTGAGCAAAGGCTCGCGTGGCTGGTCAGGCCTGAAGGCCGCAGCCGACGTCCAGATCGAAGTTATCCGCCATGACAGCGGCGATCGCGAAATCGTGATCGAAAAGATGAAGGACGGCGAGGACGGGATCCGCTGGGGCTTCAAGCTTGAAGTGGTCGATCTGGGCATCGACATGGACGGTGACCCGATCACGAGCTGCGTCGCGGTTCCGTGTGAGCTGTCTGCCCCAGCCAATGACAACGAAGATCGCAAGGGCCTGAAGCGTCGCGGACGTGTTGAAAACCACATCCTCGAAGTCATGACCGTATTCGGCCCTGACAGCATCGTCAGCGCGATGGAGCTGATCGACCGTGCAGTGGCAGATCTGCCTGCGCCAGAGGAAGGAAAGCGCGATACGCGCCGCCAGTCTGTGGTACGTGCAATCAATAACTTAAGCAAGGAAAAGGACGGTCCACTAAAAATAGAAGGCGGAAGGGTGATCTTCTATGAGTGACTTTGAACAGCTAGTGGATTTGTACACGTACAACGAACGCACCGGCCATCTGACCAACAGGAAGACAGGTCGCGTGGCCTCCGGCAAAACTAAAGCAGGTTACATCACTGTACAGGTTCAAGGGAAAAAGTTGTACGCCCACCGCGTCGCGTGGCTTCTGAAAACAGGAGCATGGCCAGAAGGTCAAATAGACCACATAGATGGCGATCGGGCCAACAATTCCTTCGGCAATTTGCGTGACGCCAGCCGCAATGACAATCTGCAAAACCGCACAAAGAGCGCAGGTGCGACTGGCTTTCTTGGTGTTTCTTTTCACAGCGCGTCAGGCAAATACAACGCTCAGATTTTTGTGGACGGGCGCAACAAAAGCCTTGGTCTTTTTCCGACAGCAGAGGAAGCACATGCCGCGTATCTGTCTGCAAAAGAACAATTTCACAACGGATTTGTAAAAAATCACGAATAGGCTATTGCAATCCTAGATTGAGACGCCTATATGCACCCTATCAGCAACGCATACAGGAGTATCTGACATGGCCACCGCGCCCGTTACCGATTTCATCGCCGCCGCTATCGACCAGCTCGGTTCGATCAAGGCTCGCATCGCAGAACTCAAGGCCGAAGAAGCCCGTCTGGCTTCCCTGATCGCCGAGAGCGGCCACGACGCTTACGAGGGCAACCTCTTCCGCGCCACGGTGAGCCAAGTCGCCGAGCGCCAGTCGCTCGACGTCAAGGCCGCCGAGGCCAAGCTCCGCGAACTGGGCGTCGATGGCCGCTGGTTCAGCAAGAACCAGAAGGTCACCAAGGGCTACACGACCGTCAAGGTCGTTGCACGGAAGGCCTGAGCCATGATCTGCAACGTCCTCGCCGCCGAATACTACCCGCGCACCGCGCGGGCCTCGGCCACCCTGATCATCAACCGCATCATCGACGGGCACCGCACCAAGGTGATCGGCTTCAACGTCAAGAACAAGGCCGAGGCGCGCAGCCTCGCAGCGTCCTACCGGGCGCAGCCTTGGAACTTCTGAGGAGACAACCCATGGCTGACCGCAGCTACTACCGCCACGAAAGCGACACGCGCCTGATCGAAGAGGCGAAGTATAACCCCAACCGCGAGCTGGCCATCGCTCTGGGCGAGCGTCTGGAGGACGTGCTGGCCGAGATGGACGAGAAGATCGGCGAGCAGAAGGACCGCGCCGCAGATTTCGAGCGCGACGCCAACAAGCTCGACGACAAGGTCTACGAGCTGCGCGTCGAGATCGACAAGCTGGATATGATGCTTGACCAGCGCGATGCGCGCATCGCCGAACTCGAAGCCCGACTGAAGAAAGGAAACTGAGAGTGTACAAGATTGAGATCACCGCAGACACGCTGGCGGAACTGTCCGGCAAGGTCATGACGCTGGCGGCCAAGCTGCATACCGGCACCGCTACCGAGGCACCCCGTTACACGGGGCCGTTGGCCGGGGAAGCCGAGATCGACCCGATCATGCCGGAGGTGGCCGAGATGGCAGCAAGCGATGGCGCTGCGCTAGTAGCCGCTCCTCACCCTACGGACGCTGCAGTCGAAGTTCCGCAAGACCTCAACCCTGATGCTCTGACGCATATTGAGATTGAAGTTCCGGAACTGAACTTCGAAACCGACGTCGCGCCGTACGTGCTGCAGGTCGTCAAGGAAAAGGGCAAGCCGGTGGCGCAGGAGATCCTGAGCCAGTTCGGTGTCGAGAAGGCATCGCTGCTGGATCCGGCGCAGTGGCCGGAGCTGGTCGACATGCTGAAGGACGCGATCAATGGCTCACGCTAAGCTCAGCCCATCAGGCGCGCATCGCTGGATGCGCTGCCCGGGCAGCGTGGTGCTCGAAGCCGAGTACCCCGACGAGAGCAGCACCTACGCCCGTGAGGGCAGTGCTGCTCACGAGCTGGCCGCCCTCGTCCTTGAGAACAAAGAGGACAGCGCGCAGCCCTACGTCGGCAAGCAGGTCCAGTTCTACGACGGTGACGAAGAGGTCTTGTGGCCGATCACGCAAAGCATGGCCGACCACGTCGATGACTATGTCAAGCTCGTTCGTGAGTACGCCGAGGGCGGCACGCTCATGGTCGAGCAGCGCCTCGGCATCGGGCACATCACCGGCGAGGAAGGGGCCAAGGGCACCAGCGACGTCGTGATCGTGCGCGGCGGCGAGCTTATCGTCATGGACCTGAAGTTCGGCATGGGCGTCAAGGTCGACGCGCAGGACAACCCGCAGCTTCAGCTCTACGCGCTGGGCGCGCTGAACGAGTTCGACATGCTGGGTGACTTCCACACCGTTACCATGGTGATCCATCAGCCTCGCCTGAATTACGTCAGCGAGTGGTCTATCCCGGTGCAGGACTTGCACGAGTTCGGCCTCTCAGCCACTGCGGCTGCGAACATCACCCGCGATGCCGAGGACGTACTGTCGAAGAACGGCAAGCTTGACTGGATGTACCTCAACCCCGGCGAGAAGCAGTGCAAGTTCTGTAAGGCCAAGGCGACGTGCCCGGCCCTGCGCGCCGAGATCACCGAAGTGGTCGGCGGATCCTCGGCAGCGACGCTGGCTGACTTTGCTGAGTTCACGCCGGAGACGGTCGATATGGAGACAGGCGACAACTACCTGCCGATCGCCATGTCCAAGGTCGAGCTGGTCGAGCAGTGGTGCAAGGGCGTTCGCGCCGAGGTCGAGCGCCGCCTGCTGGCTGGACAGAAGGTCGACGGCTTCAAGCTGGTCGAAGGCAAGCGCGGCAACCGTAAGTGGGGCAGCGAAGCCGACGTCGAGGCCCTGTTCAAGTCCTTCCGCCTGCGGCAGGACGAGATGTACGATTTCAGCTTGATCTCGCCGACAAAGGCGGAGAAGCTGTTCAAGGAAAACCCCAAGCGCTGGGCAAAGGTCCAAGACCTGATCACCCAGAGCACGGGCAAGCCGTCCGTGGCTCCGGCCACCGACAAGCGGCAAGAGATTGCCGTTCAATCCGTCGCGGATGACTTCCGTGACATTCTGCAAACTGAAAACTGAGAAGTGGACAACTGAAAATGGCTACTCGTATTATGCTCAAGAACGTCGTTCTGGCTTTCCCGGCTCTGGCCGAACCCCAGTCCTTCGGTGAGGGCGAACCCGCCTACGGTGCCAAGTTCCCCATTACCCCCGACAGCGAACAGCAGAAGCAGATCGAAGCTGCTATGCTGGCCGAAGCCAAGGAGCAGTGGAAGGACAAGGCGGACAGCGTTCTGAAGATGCTGGCGGAGGACAACAAGCTCTGCTTCACCAAGAAGATCTACCGCTCGAAGAAGACCGGCGAGGCCTATCAGGGCTTCGACGGGAAGCACTACCTGTCTGCCCGCAACGCCAAGACCCAGCCGACCGTATTTAACCAGTACGGAGAGGAAGTCAGCGGCAAGGGCGACATCGAGCGTCAGGCCTTCAGCGGTGCCGTTGTCAACGCCTCGATCGAGATCTGGGCGCAGGACAACAAGTGGGGCCGTCGCGTAAACTGCTCGCTGCGCGGCGTCATGCTCACCGGCGAGGGTGAG